AATGCTTACAAAGCTCAAATAAGTTACCCTACATCTTTTAGTTCAAGTCCAAGTTTAAGTGACACCGTTGTATGGACAGGAGCAGTAACAGTAGCACAGACATCATCTACAGATATGAGTGGTTATCAAGCAGCAAGCACAACAGCAGATGGTGGTGCAATGCGAATTTATCCTCTTACTATAGCAGGCACAACTTGGTTCAGTGTTTCTTCAGTTGCTACCTATGGTGGTGGACAGCAAAAAGCATTCCCCGGTGGTTCATATACAGCAGTAGTAGTAGCTGAATGTGTCGCTCAGTAATACTGTGCTTACTACTATGTGGTAATGTAGTAGCACATGAAATGACACCCACTTACCCTAAGTGGCAAATGTCAGAGATAGAAGGAATAAAGAAAACCACAATGGAAATGTTTAATAAAAGAGCAGATGTCCAGTGGTATCAGATAGGAATATTTGATAAAGAATGGGAATCCATTCCTTTTGTAACTAGGTATAAAATATTAAATATAGATTACTTGAGTCATGTAAAGTTTGATGTTTATATAAACGAATCAAACTCAAAGAAAGCTGAATACATTTGCTCAACATCTAAGCTTAGAGGAAATAATAGTAGTAAACCTATTGTAGAGTCTAAGATATGTTCGAGGTTTAAGTGAGTTGGTTACGGTATGTTTTATTGTTGTTATGTACACAAGCTATAGCAGACAGTACCTCAATAAATTTTTCTTTACCTAGTGCAAATATAAACAGCGGTACAGACAGCATAAGAGCTGGTGAGTTAGATTGTAAAAATAGTATTGGTGGTTCAACAAACTTTGAACTTGGAATGACAGGAGTAATTAACAACGCAGTTACTCCGATTATAGGTAAAGAGGGTAAAGACCCACAAAGTAAAGACATTGGAGTATACGCTAGAATTATTATTCCTTTAGATGGACCCAGTGAAAGAATTAACTGTAATACACTCTATCAGTTAGAGTTACAAAGAAGAAGATTAGAAGTAGAAAGACTAAGACAAGAAATAGAATATTTAAAACAGATGCAAAACAATAATGACTTTGACAACTAATGACAGACTTAGAAGAATTAGTTAGCAGAGGAGAATCTGTTAAAGATAAAAAATTAAAGCTGTTTGGTCTTAGAGTAAGCGGTGCAAGTATAGTCGCAGCATTTGCGTTTATTTCAACGATTGTTGGTACCCTGTACGGTGGGTTTCTTATGTATCAGAAAGTCGAAGGAATCGCAAATTTGGACCTTGGAGCCATAGAATCACAAATGAAAAAGACTTCTTCTGATGTATTAAGAATTGAAGAGCATGCTAATGCTATAAAAATAGAACTAAAAAAAGACATGACTGATTTAAGAAATAGTCAATGGAATTTAGAATCAAAGGTAGATGGTAAGCTACAGTCAGTTGACACTAAACTTACTAATTATGATGACAAACTAGACAGGTTTGAAATCAAAGTAGATAAAACAAAACAAGACTTAAACAAAAGAATACAAGAGTCTTTAAATAACCCACTAGCAAACTAGGAGCAGATTATGATGAAGAAGAAAAAAGGTAAAGGTAAAGGCGGTAAAGGAAGAAAAGGTTACTAGAAATGAAAGGTGTAAAACATTATAAAAAAGACGGCACATTACACACAGGAAGTACCCATAAAATGCCTAACGGTAGTTTGCACACAAACAAATCACACACAAAAACAAGTGTAAAACTATTTCATTTTAAAGACTTGAGCAAAAAAGCAAAACTTAAAGCTAAGGGTAAATAATGGCAAAAAAAGATTCAAGATTAACTAGAGTAGGTGTTTCAGGTTATAACAAACCAAAACGTACACCTAACCACCCTACTAAGTCACACGTAGTTGTAGCTAAAGAAGGTGATAAAATTAAAACAATCAGGTACGGACAGCAAGGAGTTTCAGGTGCAGGTAGTAATCCTAAAACCGCAAAAGAAAAAGCTAGACGTAAATCGTTTAAAGCTAGACACGCTAAAAACATAGCTAAAGGAAAGATGAGTGCAGCATACTGGGCAAATAAATCTAAGTGGTAATCTATGTCTACTAAGAAAAAAAGCACAGTAAATAAAGCAGGTAATTATACTAAACCTACTATGCGTAAAAGGTTGTTTAATAAAATTAAATCTGGAACTAGAGGCGGTAAAGCTGGACAATGGAGTGCAAGAAAAGCTCAGTTATTGGCTAAAGAATATAAAGCTGCAGGTGGAGGATATAAATAATGGCACTTAAAAAACCTCAAAAGTCTTTAAAAAAATGGACTAAACAGAAATGGAGAACAAAAAGTGGCAAACCTTCTGCTAAAACAGGGGAAAGATATTTACCTGAAAAAGCAATTAAATCTTTAAGTTCTAAAGAGTATTCTGCTACAACAAGAAAGAAAAGAGCAGATACTAAAAAAGGAAAACAGTTTTCAAAGCAACCTAAAAGAATAGCGAGTAAAACAAGAAGGCATAGAAAATAATGGATGACAAAAGAGTACAGTTGCAGTTAGACAAACATTCTTCACAAATAGCTAAACTCTTTAGTAAGATTGATGACACTAACGATAAAATACAAAAGATATTTAACATGCTTAATCAAATTAGATATTTTATTTATGGAGGATTTGCTTACTTTTTAGCTTCTGAGGTAGGTATGTTAAATTTAATTAAGGTAGTAGCATGATAGCATTATTAACAAACGTAGCACCAATAGCTTTAGGTTTTGTTGCTAAGTTGTTTGCACTTAAAAGTCAAGCAGCAGCAGAAAATCAAAAGTTAATGATACAGAACTTGCAGGTACGCAATGATTCTATTAACCAAGCAAGGGACAGAGCAGACAAAGAAAGTCCAATGGCTGCTCTTAATAGACGAGTAATCATATTTGTTATATTAGCACTTATAATATTTACACAAGTGGCTCCAGTGTTTTTTAATGTTCCTACAGTAATACCTAATACTATAGAAGGTTTTAGTTTCTTTGGCATTCAGTTTACTCCTGATATAGTAGAGTATATAGAAATACAAGCAGGCTCTGTACTCAAGATGGATGAAATCTTTGGGTGGGCAACAATGATTATAGAGTTTTATTTTGGTGCACAATTAGCCAAGGGGAAGTAAATGACATACAGACAAATTATTAATGCAGTATTACGTAGACTAAGAGAAGATAGTATAGGTAGTGACTGGTCAGGAGCATTAATAGATGCTACTGGTCCATCAGACTATCAAGTATTAATTGGTGACTTTGTTAATGAAGTTAAAAGAGAAGTAGAAGATGCTTGGGACTGGACATCACTAAGACGTATAGAAACAGTAGCTACTGTAGCTGATACACGTAGCTATAACTTACCTAGCACATCTCAACGTACTAGAACACTATCAGTACAGGAACAAGAACAAGGACAAATGTTACAGGGTGTACCTGATTCATGGATTAGGTCTACACAATATCCTAGTCCTGATAGCTCAGGTGTTCCTGCTTATTTTTCTATTAATGGAACCAATAATGGTCTGTTAACAGCTCAGATATATCCTAAGCCTGACGCTGTTTATAACATAAATTTTTATCTATTAGACCCACAAGATGATTTAACAAATGCAACAGATGTCTTGACATGTCCAGAGTTTCCTGTTATAATGGGGGTATGGGCACGAGCTATCGCTGAACGTGGCGAAGATGGAGGTACATTGTCAGACATGGCACAGATGCAATATCAACAAGCATTATCAGATGCAATTCAACAAGACGTAGGTAGACACTCAGATGAGGTAATTTGGAATGGCGTCTAAACCGATACAACCCCTTGTATTAGACTCTATAGGTATCTATGGATTAAACAGGCAGTCGTCTGCTTCTAGTTTACCACCACAGTTCTTAACAACAGCTAACAATATTATGTTAGATGAAAAAGGACGTGTTACTACTAGAGAAGGTATTAAACAAATAACAAATAATATATCTAATAGTAACACAGCTAATACACTAATAGTTAAATCATTAGGTGAGTATATTAGTGCAACAGGAGCTAAGACTATATTTGCTGGAGCTGGTGCTAATGTATATAAAATTAACACAGCTAACACTCCTTATACTTTAGATGCACAGACTTTTGGTGGTTCAGCTACTACTAAAACTAATGGCAACTGGCAGTTTACAAACTT